TTACGCAGTCTATGCATCGTCCCCTAGGTGGGTCTGCGCAATAATGATCCTAGAATAAATTCGACATTACTCCCAAAAAATAACTGCGTCAACAAAAGAAAAGGGGGCCGAAGCCCCCTTTCCAAGACCGGTATTATCCAGTCCGACTCATCAGGTCGAACCCGACGAACCGAAGATGCCCAGAGGATCAGACCAGCCGAAGCTGTAACGCTCGCGGCTCTTATACCGCACGTTGCCAGTATCGAAGTCTCCATCCATCGACTGAGCCAGCGGCGAACGCACAAAGTGCTTCAGACCGTTGGGGACATCCGTCATCAGGAAGAAAGCGTTGGGGTCAGTCAGGAAGTGATTGACCTTGTAGCCTTCCGGGATCGAGCCCATCGCCTTGAGGGCGTTGATATCGTTGTCGGTCGTGCCAACACGGAGTTCCGTATCGAGCAGTCGCTTGGCAACGAACATCAGCGCCGGGGGGATGACGAGCTTACGCGGCTTGGCAGCGATCAGCAGGCCACGCTCGTCGGTCCACGCAGCGATCTGAATGACCGCAGCTTCGAGCGAAGTCTCGTTGAGATCCGCCTGAACCGTGAAGGTGTTGCTGTTCACGCCGCCCGAGATGAGCGGATGATCCGTGGCACAGAGCACCTTACCGTCGCCACCAGTCGGGCCACCAGAGAACGCGCCGTTAAGCGTCGCCGCTGCCTTGACCTGCTTGGTGTACGCCATCGCACGAGCGAGGGACTTGGTATACCGCTTGCTGAGCGAGTCGTAGAGGTTGTCCTCAACCGCTTCCTCAGTGATGCTGAAACCAAGAGCAATCGTCTCGTGGTTATAACGAGCGGTCCAAGCTTCCTGCGCATTGTCGTACGCAATCGCCTGACCTTCGTTCTTGACCGGAGCAGCCGAGAAGCCCGACAGCTTGGTCTCTTCCTCAAAGGAACGCTCAGAGTTCTCTACTTCGTAGATCTCCTTGTGCTCCTCACCATAGGTAGCGTACTCCATGCCGAACAGGGCGTTCAGACCGGGGAGCAGTTCCTTAAGAAGTTGTGCGCGTGAAATAGCCATTTTCTAATACTCCCCTTACGCCACGCCGACAGACGCGTTGTAAGTGTGATAACCCGCGTTGAACTTGACGATGAATTCGACAAAGTTCCCCGAAGAGTTCGCCGTTTCCGGCACAACATCGACAACACGCAGCGGCAGGGCCGTCGCGACATTGTTGACAAACATGCCCATCCGGCTGTTGCCGGTGCTAACGAGACCCGTGTTGAGCACGAGTTCCGCATTGCACGGGACCGAATTCGCACGGCTCTTGAAGACCGGGAGGAGACCGCCCGAAGCACCATCTGCCACGTTGCTGGTCACCGACACAACCTTGAACAGCGCATTCGGGTCATCGCACACATAAGCCACGATGTCCGAAGCAACCGTGCTCGCCGGGTAGTACTGGGCAAACAGCTTCTGCTTCGTAGCCGGGTTCGTGTACGAACAGCCGAGGAACACACCAATCACGCCCGCAAGCGCGGAGGTCTGCGCCTGAAGAGTCGTAATGATGATCTGACCGTTACCATCCAACTGAACCACGTCACCGTTGAAAATCGAGGTGCCGTAGGCAGAAACGATGGGAAACTGCCGGGTCGCACCAGCGAACGGGAGTCCGCCGATGAGATTGACCGGCTTCAGCCCGTAAGGGGCGTCAACCGTAGGATAAGCCATTTTTAAGCTCCTGAAATATGATTATCGAGTTCCTTTTCCGAACGAAACCGAGGACTTCTTTTCACTGAAAAGAGGCATACGCTCGTCATTCGTCCGCATAAAATTGTTGTCCACGGCTTCCATCTGAGAGGTGTTCTGGTGACGGTAAAACGCGTCACGCTGCTCCATCGTCTCTTTTGGAATCTTGCACAACAGCAGTCCGCCGTTCTCGATGTTTCCCTTGTACCGGCTGTTTGAGTCGGCCAAGTGCATCAATTCGGGGTAGTCTTCAGCCTTGCAGGGCTCCCAGCCCTGACGGAAATTTGCAGACACGTTCATGGAGTCCGGGGAACCCATGGTGCTAGTCCGAATCCACCTATGAACCCATCCTTCCCTTGGGGTCGGAGTGGGCAGAAGCTGGGGCGGTGTCCAAGTCTTCTTGCGTTGCGCGATTTCGCGGGATTCAATCTCACGAGTCAGACGATTCTCAGCCATTGTTGTTCTCCAGTTTCATAAGTTCACGGGCATACTGCTCATTGCTCAGGCCAAAGCGTTTTGCCAAGGCAACTTGAGTAGGAGTCAGCCGGATCTGACGAGGCGCGGTAGACCGCGTAGCTGGGGCGACAACAGTACTATTTTTGCGCGAAGCGGGCTTTTCTTCCCGATCCGTGTTCTGAGCCGTCTGCTCATCAGTACCGAAATACTCCGGGAACCGACGACGCATCGTCTTATCGACCTGCCGGTAATAGTCATCCGTACGAGGATCTACTCCCGACTTGACCAACTTCTCATGCAGTCCGAGCGCGAGGGCGGTCATCTCCTCATCTGCACCAAACCACGTATTCTTTTCTCGCCAGCTTTCAGCTTTCGAGTCAGGTTTAGCCGTGGCAGGGGCATATGCCGTCTGTTGTGACCTTTCTACATCAGAATTATCGTCTTGTAAAGAGGGTCTATACCTTTCGTATTCACGGAGTTTGAGCTTGGCGTCGGTCATCGCCTCCTGTGCGTTGGCGATCAGCTCTGAATCTCCTGCCTCATACGCCTGCTTCAGCTTGTTCTTGGCGGTTTCAACTTCAGTAGTTGCCGCCTTGGTGACTTCGGAGATAAAGACCTTCTCCCCGTCTCCCAGCCGCTGCTTGAGCCGCTTGACCTCATCTGACTGGGTCTGGGCAAACCGCAGGGCCTCTTCACGCTCACGCGAGGCACGCTCCTTCTCACGACGCTCGTCGTGCCAGACTTTCTTCATCTGGGAGAGGCGCTTCTTGACCTTGTCGGAGTACTCCTCAAGATCGTCCTTGTCCAACTCGTCTACGATGTCCTTGGGCAGGGGCGTACGACCGCGATCCTCTGGCGGGGTATCGTCTTCAACCACGATATCCAGAGAGTCTTCGGCGGCGTCGCTCTTGGCGGTATTCTGCTCATCAGGGAACTTGAATTTATCGTTCATGTTTTAGTCCTCATCCTGCGCGTGAAATTCCACGCGGGTCTTGCACGACACCTTCAACAGTGTCATCGTTGATGATTCTCCACTCGGTCCCATGGATCTTCAGGCGGGTGCCTGCATACGCTCGGACGAGGACAAAATCCCCTTCCTTGCACCATGGGCCACTCGGGAACCGGGTAGCGTCCTTGTAAGCGTCAGGCCCAATCTTGGCGACGTAGAGCACCACGGTGGTCAACTCTTCCGTCCGAACGGCGCTTTCTGCCTTCAGGATTCCGCTCTCATACTTCTCTTCGATCTGCGGCACCATGCAGAGAATCCGGTATCCGCTAGGCTCGGGTACCTGTTTGGCCTTCTCAGCAGCCGTTTGCGTCTTATCGACGTTGATATCACTCATCCTCTTCCTCCAGTCGTTTTGCAAGGTCTAACAAAATGTCTTTCGCGTAGTCCAGACCATGGATGACTCCGCAAATTCTGTGATAGTCGTGGAAGTGCTCCAGCTTCCCGTTTGACAGGAAATCCTTAAGCTCCTCCTGCCGCTCGCTGAGTTTGGTCAGCGTGTAGTCGATGGGGTTTTTGTAGCCCACGCATCAACCTCTTTTCGGCCCTGAAGAACGCATCGCCTGATCCCGTGACTTGGCGATATCGACGCCCATGCGAACACCTTCGCCCTCCATCTGCGCCTTGTGCTTCTGGATGTCCACGCCCAGCTTGGTCGCCTCCAACTCCTGACGCCCCATGATCTCCATCTCGCGCAGTCGCAGTTCGTCTTCCTTGGCCGTAGCGTCGATAAGATCCTTCTGCTTCTTGCGGTCCAGTTCGCCCTGCTTGATCTGCAGATCCTGCTGCTGCATCTGAACGAGCGGGTCCTGCGCCTGCTGCTGCGCCTGCTGCGCCTGAGCTTCGGCTTGATCCTTCTGGAGGAGTTTGGCAGCGGCCTTCGCGGCAAGCTGAGAAAGCTGAACCTCGATCTCCGGGGGCAACTGCTTCTCGTCGTCCGTGTCCTCCGGCATGGGGGGCAGGCTGGCACCCAACTGCTTCTCGATCTCCTTGCGATACTGGAACGCCACATGCTCCATGATGTGAGCCATCGCTGCGCCCTGAAGCGCCTGAGCCTGCGGGTTCTGTCCCACCATCGCCATGATCTTCGGGTCCTGCATCGCGGCCATGTGAACCTGAAGATGTGCTTCGTGATCCTGATACATGAACGCCTTGACCGGCTTGCCATTCAGGATGTGCATGTTCTCCGACACCGGATCGACCGGCTTCATGTCATCAATTATGGGTACGATCTTTGCGGCGTTCTTGACGCCGAGAGTCTCGATCATCTGCCTGTGCAGGAAGGGTAGGTCATAGATCTGGGGAGCAGTCTGGGACAACTGCAGAACCGCCTGATATTGGACGACCCGCTGCGACATGGTCGCGGCATTCGGATCTGACACGGGGAGAATATCCACCATGTCGTAGTCGGCCTTCTTGGCCTTCCTGCTGCCAACTTCCGGTTCATACGTATATGACTCCGGGGTGTTGTCACGGATGATCTTGGCGAGGAGCTTGAACTCCTGCTTCATCGTGTAGTGGATGCGGGCCTGCACCGCCGACATGACCTTGAGAACTCGCTCAAGGATGGCCAGCGTCGTCCCCACAGGGGCCTGAGCCGACATGTCAGTCACTTTCAGATCCGCTACAGCCGCGAAGCGGCGTCCATCCTCAATGATCTTGTCCATGAGCATGGACAGAGTCTGGGAGGGCTCTTTGTAGGGGAGTGGCAGGATATTGTCACGGACAGAGCCGCTGGGCAGGTCAACGTCTCGCCATTCACCGGGGGCAATCGGGGTGTCATCCCCCTTGACCCGCATACCCTTGGACTTGAGTCCACCGGGCAGGTTGGAGAGCGTTCCTGAGTCCACCAACTGACGGAGCAGGCTTGTCGCGGCGCGGCTGTGTCCCCCGATGAGGTGGATCAGTCCGTAGTAATAGAAACCAAAGCCGGGGATGTACCCGTAATGCACGAAGTGCTGCCGACGAGCCTTGAGCTTGTCGTCTTCTTCCCAGTTGCGGCGCACAGCCAGCACGGTCATGGTCCCGCGCTCGATAGTCACCACGTAGGGCACAGCGATCCCGGTCTCGTGATTGTCCTCGTCCACGTCCGGATAGTCCTCAAGGTCGAGGTTGACGTGCATCTCAAGGATCTGGAAGCGGTCGTCGGAGGTGGCACTGAAGCCCTGCTCCTTGGCCTTCTGCTTCTCGATGTCGTCCATGACGACCATGGGCTCGCCCAGATCAACGTCCCGATAGAAGCCTGCATACTGGAGCTTGCGCATGTCGTTCTTGGTCTTGCGCATCCGGTGCGTGACCCGCTCTGCAGTCTCGATATTCGCAGCGCCGTAGGGGACGACGATGTCCTCTGCCGGGATGAACGGCGCGGTCTGGCGGTCCATCGAGGGGTCGAAATAGATCTTCTTGAACGCGTTGCCCGAAAGGGCAAGGGAGATGAGCAGACGCTCGTGCTCGGGGCGGTACTCCGGCATCCGCTCGGTCAACTCGTAGTTCATGTCCTCCTGAACGCGTGTCGCTGCGTCTTTCTTCTCAGGGGTCTCCTTGCCGATGATCTTGGCCTTCACCGGCCCTGCGGACGGGAACGTCTCCATGATGGTCTCGGACTGGAACTTGACCGCCGACTCCATCAGCAGGGGGTGAAACACCCCGCAAGCACCGGGCCACGGCTCCGTGCGGTCCTCGTACTTCAAGCCCAGCAACTGCAGGCCCTTCACGTAGGTATCCAGCCAGTCCCGCCGCGAGGTGAGGTCCGTGTCGTAGTCGCCAATCAGGTCTGCCGCGAGGGTGGCTAGCTCCCTCTCGTCCATATACTCCGCGAGGTTGGCATCAAAGTCCTTCGCGCTGGGACGCTTCTTCTCAAGCTCCACGGTAACCCCGTCTGCATTTATGGAGAGCGCCTCCGGATCTTCAACCTGAATCTCGATCTCTGGTTCCTGCGTCGCGCCAAGCCCCATAGGAGCGGCGTAAAGACTTTTATCAACAGCCATCAGAGTATTTTCCTGTATTAATCGGCGGCATCAATAGTATCCCTGTCGCTTGACAGACTTGAAAAACTTAGTCCCTTCCGGTTCGTCA